CTAGTCGCCTCCAATGCGGCGGCGGTTCGGCTTTCCGGGTTGCTCAGATGGAAGCTGGGCATCCTTCCCTCCTTCGATCAGGGTGAGCCCGGTCATGCTCGGTGGCAGATCGGGCGGTGAGGTCCGGCCGATATCGGGACAGTAGGCTCCGCACTTCATGCCGTATTTCTGCGGCTTTCGGGCCGGGTTGTGCGGGTCCCATGGGCAGCGCGACATGAAGATGGCGACGATCTGAGCGAGTGTCGCGCCCGCTCCATAGTGCCAGGACAGGACCGCGAGGCGGGCGTCGCCCTTGCGCTGGCAGAAGTGGCAGCGAAGGCGCACGAGGATCCACGGAAAATCCCGCAGCTCGGTGAGGTCGTTCGGAGGCTTCATGGCTCATTCGGTCTCGCGGACTGGCCGCGCTCCCTGCGAAAACAGCCCACGCAGATAGCCTCGCGAAGTCGAGCGGTCGGCATCGGCCAGCAGGATGATGAAGTCATGAGCCAACGCGCGTAGGGCCGCGGCTTCGGTGCCGTGCTCCTCCATCAGCATGGAAACAATGCCCGTAATTTCCGCGTCCAGCGTGGTGTCTTCGACATGTTGGTCGGCCGGCTGGGCTGACATGGCTTGCGTCCTCGTGTATGAGAACATTATGAGAACAAACAGCCCCGGGGAGTCAAGCCATGAACGTCGACACCTTCTTTCTCCAGCCCTTCAAGACATACCGAAAGAAGCTCATTCCGAGCCAGCGCGTGCCGGCGAAAACGAAGCATCACGCGCTCGATGAAGGGGAACGCCTGGGGCGCACGGCCGAAGGCGTCGCCGTCGTGCATGTCGTCGCGGATGACGAGACCGGCGAAGTCGCATCGATCGATGTCCTCGCCCGCCATGGCGCCATCCCGGAGGAGTTCGAGGAGCAGATCCGCGCGCTATGAAACGCAACCCGCGGCGCGCCTATGACAAGGATGGCCGGGAAATTCCGCCCGCCACCGTTGGTAGCCGCCTCGCCTTGGGCCTGCGCTGTGTCGAGATTTTCTGCAACGAGTGCAAGCACAACAAGAACGGCATCGACGTGAGCGACCTGCCGCCCGAAACGCCGATCCCGGATATTTACCTCCGCTATATCTGCTCCCGCTGCGGCTCGAAGAACCTCATCAGCCGGGGCGATACGCATGAGTTCTATGAGCAGATCGATAAGCGCCGAAGGGAACGATCGGATTAGGCGCCGGTTGATGCGCCATGGCCCGCCTCGTCATCCGCAATGAGCAGGATTTGGCCGCTGCGCTGGAGCGGGCCGACGAATTGATGGGCTGCACGACCGACAGCGACGAAGAACGCGAGATTGCGGCGATCGCGGATGCTGTCGAGACCTATCTGCAATCCATCAGCGTGGCCGGCAAAGCGTCAGAGGGATCGCCCGAGGGGACAGGATCGCACATGGAACCCGAAGAACCGATTTCCAACGGAAGGCAACTCGCGCTCCGCATGCAGAAGGCTTACCCCGATCAGGATTGGGTGGCCTTGATAGCGGACCGCTCCGGCGAAACGCGGGATAAGATCGAGTGGCATCTGCAGCAGGAGATCGCGCCGACAGGGGCTATACTTTTCGCGGCCGGAGAACTGCTCGCCGAAGCACATGAGAAGGAAGCCGGTGAAGGCGAGCCGCCGCTCTAGCCAGTCGGCATCTCGTAGACCGTCGCCTCGTCGGCCTCTTCGCGCAGGCCCTTGTAGGAGGCGTGACGGAGCTTGCCGTCATCGGTCCAGCCGCGGAACTGGATCTCGGCGACAAGCGCGGGCGTGAGCCAGCGATAGGAGCGTTTGCGGCCGGTCATGTCGAGGGCCGGGCGCGGAATAATGAGCTTGTCCATCGCCTTGCGCAGCGCCGCACCGCTTTCAAAGGTGAAGCCGGTGCCGACGCCGCCGACATAGACTAGGTGGTCACCCTGCCTCGCGGCGAGCAGCAGCCGGCCGATCCCGCCCAAGGCAATCGTCGACGGTTCATAGCCGACGATGACGAAGCTCTCCGACTGGCTGCATTTGATCTTCAGCCAATCGCCACCCCGTCCCGATCGATAGGGCGCATCGCGGCGCTTGGCGATGATGCCTTCAAGCTTCATCTCGCAGGCGAGCTTGAGGAATGGAGCGCCGTCGGCGTCGATTTCTTCGCTCAACCGAATCGAGCCATGAGGCTCGGCCAGGAGGAGATCCTCCAGCATCCCGCGCCGTTCGCTCAGCGGCATCGGACGCAGGTCATGGCCGTTCAGATAAAGCAGGTCGAAGGCATAAAAGATCGCTTCCGAGGCGAAGCGCTTGCCGCCGCGGCCGCCGAGAGCCTTTTGCAGAGCGCCGAAATCGGAAGCGCCGCGCTTGTCGAGCACCACGGCCTCACCGTCGAGGATGGCGCTGTCCACACCAAGGCTCAGCGCATCATGCCCGATCGTCGGAAAGCGCGGCGTCCAGTCATGGCCACCGCGCGTGATGATCCGGACCCGCTTGCCGACGATGTGGACCGCCAGGCGATAGCCGTCCCATTTCACCTCGAAGGCCCACTCCTGACCGACTGGCGCCCTGACCTTCAGCAGAGCCAGGCATGGCTCGATGCGCTCGGGCATCGGATCGGAAAACAGATCGCGTTCGGGCTTCCGGCGCCGGGTGACCGGTCCCTTCATGGTGTCGACACCCGGCCCGGCTCTCAGAACCCGACGCGCACACATCGAACGCAACTCCGCAACGAAACGAATCGCAAACGGGCCGCTGGCCGAATCGTTCCCTTGCGGCTCCCGGCGCCGCGCAGGCCGGGATGCGCCGCCGCTAGCCAAAGTCTTCTCGGAAATCGACGCCAATCACGTCGAGCGCCCTAAACAGGGTAGTCAGGGTAGGATTTCCGCCATCGCGGACGAAGGCCTTGTAGATCGCTGACCGGCTGAGCCCGGTCTGCGCCGCGAACTCCTTCACGCCGATCTCAAGGATGACATCGCCAACGGCCTTCGCGATGGCGCGCGGATCGCTGTTCTTGAAGGCAGCTTTGATGTGAGCGGCGCGGCCCTCAACCGTGTCAAGATCACGCTCGACGAGGGGCCGGGTCGCTTGAGATGCCATCGAGTTGGTCGCGCTGCTTCGATCGGGAAGGCGCTCAATGCAGAGCGCTGGCGCCCACGTCAACTCGCCGCGGTCGCCTCTGAACCTCGCGTTTGCGCGCAGAGATCGGTCAGTGCGGGTGGGGCTGTGTGTCGGCCGGAAGCCATCAGGCAAGCGACCGCCGCCCAGGCAAAGGTTTGACTATCAACTCGATTGCTATAAGTATGCCATCGATTGCTTCAAGTTGGGGGACGAACCTATGGCAAAGGCTAACCGCAAGTTGCTCGACGATGAGGCGATCCAAGTCAAACGGTTCGAAATAAATGAGCTGTTCACGCCTTCGACGCCGGTGACAACCCGCGAGCTTTTTGCTGGCCGGGCTGGACAGCTGATGCGGATAATGGATGCCATTGCGGAGCGAGGTCGTCATGTCATCCTCTACGGGGAGAGGGGCGTAGGCAAGACATCCTTGGCCAGAATAGTGCAATTCATGATTCCAAGCCAAACAAGGCGGATAAAATACATCCGAATTCAAGCTTATCCTGAAGATACTTATACAAGTTTATTTAAAAATATATTCAGAAGCATGTCATTTAGGCATCCGGGAGACGATGACGGCCCGATCTATAATGTAGCTGACCAATACCCTGGGTCGATAACTCCCGCAGATTTTGTCAGAGAGATGTCGGGGTTCTCGGAAAGCGAAATACCTGTGATCGTCATTGATGAATTCAATGAAGTCCGAGACCCAGACGCGAGGAATGTCATTGCAAACACGATCAAGGCGCTTTCAGATGACGGCGTCAATGTGACCCTCATAATCGTTGGCGTCGCTGACGACGTCTCGGATCTGATCAAGGAACATGCCTCGATCCAGCGCTGCACCGAGGAAATTCCGATGCCGAGAATGGACACCAAGGAGTTGCGTGACGTCCTAGATGTGCGCTTGAAGCAGCTGGATTTCTCCATCGCCGGTGACGCAGCGTGGAAGATCATCAACTTGGCGAAGGGACTACCCGCTTATGTGCACGGTTTGGGCAAACATGCCTGCCTTCAGGCGATAGAAGATGGCGGACAGCTTCATATCGCCGAGAAGCATGTCGATGGGGCAATCACCGCACTGATCGCGGCGACGGAGCGGTCGTTCAAGGACGCATATCACTCAGCGACGAGGAGCAATCAGCCGGGAAATTTGTTGCGGCAAGCGTTGACGGCCTGTGCTTTGGCTAAGCCCGACGATGATGGAGGGTTTTTCACCCCCACCTCTGTCAAGGAGCCCCTGTCAGCAATTCTCGGCCGGCAAATCGAAATCGCAAACTTCCAGAACCATCTGCAGGCATTCATCGACCACGCCCGCGGCGCCGTTCTTCAGCGGCGCGGCGAACCCCGCGCCTATCGTTTCCGGTTCGCCCAGCCAGCCATGCAGCCCTATGTCATCATGCGTGGGATTACGGAGGGGTTGATTGATGAAGAGGCCAAGCGAGTGCTGTCGCATCCTGAACAGCCAGACTTATTTGAGGTCGGGGCTGCCTACGCCGCTTTGCCGATCAAAAAAGGATAGTTGAGACGGGCGATAACAAAAAAGGCCCCGCCAGCCGGAGCTGACGGGGCCAAGTCGTTTTCATCTGCTGTGGCGGATACGCAAACAGCGCCGCTCCGGTTCCCAAAACAAAAGGGCGAGGCGATCAGCGGCCGCAGCCGGATTCAGTTGCGTCTACCCGGCCGAGGCTTGCGCTCGACCCGTTCGATCGTGTCGCGCAGAGAATCCATCTCGCGGGCGTGTCGGTCGGTCATCTCGCCGAGGCGGGCGTTGGTCTTGATCTGCTCGTCGTGCAGATCGTCCATCCGGGCGGCCATGCGCCGGACGCCCTCGGCGATGATGCTGACTTGCGCCAGGATCGAATTCGCCAGGACAACGAGGCCGAAAGGGTCATGTCCCTGCGGCGCGAGATGGCCATCCTTCTTGTTATCCTTCGCGCCGCGCAGCGTCATGAAGATCGCAAGGATGATGACGACGACGCCGCCCGCGAGCTGCAGGAGCGGGAAGGGTTTTAGAATCTCAGCGCCTGCGAAATCCGCCATCTCTCACCGCCCGGTAAACGGAGATCAGCTCTCCGAGTGTCAGCATTCCTAGGAGCGGCACGAAGATCGACACCTTGCCGGATAGCAGGCTGTCGTAGACCAGCGGCAGCATGAGCATCATCCAGACGAAGGCGCCGACGAAGGAGCCGGCATAGCGCATCAGCGGCCCGTAGACGGGCAGCTTGCCATTGGCGAAGAGGGCGACCGCACGCATCGAGCCGATGCAGCCCAGCGTCACCGCCATGGCTTCCTCGCTGGCCCCGTTCTCCGCCAGCAGCCGTAGCGTTCCTCGATCGAGCGAGTCGCCCGGCAGCGCCAGCGTGAAGGCCATGAGCAGCAGCCCCCCGGCCATGATCCACTCGAACAGACGATTCGAGCTGTAGGGTCCGGCCGAAGGCCGGGCGCGCGCGATCATATCCCCGGCGTCCATCCGCAGAGCCGCTTGCCTACAGCGTTGTGCTGCTTCGCCTGGACAATCGTCTGATCCGTGTCCGCATCATCCCAGCGGATCGGCCGGAATTGATCGCACAGCGCCGACTTAGTGGCGTTTCCACCCGTCGTCATCACGCAGCCGGCCAGGGTCAACAGCAGCGTCAGCGCGAGCATCCGCGCCCTGCTTGCGGATGTCATTCGCATCGCGGAGATCCTTCGTTTCGGTCCTGGACTTCTGGTCGGAGCGGCCCTTGCCATAGGCCGTGAGCACCGCCAGAAGAGCAGCGCCGACGGCGGCGAGGTAGGGCCATACGGCGCCAAGCAGAGCGATGGCGACGCTCATGCGGCTACGCCTTCAGGCAGATCGAGCGCATCCGCCCGCGCCTTGGCTTTGCGGCTGACATAGGCGCGGTAGACGAAGCCGCCGATCGCCAGGACCGCGCCGGTGATAACCAGCGCGGTCACGACATAGCCGATGACGGTGGATGTCGAGGCCAGCGGGTCGAGCTGCTGGCGCGCCGCCTCGAGCACGCCGCCGAGGCTGCCCGAGGTGACGCCCGCGCCGGTCGTGGCATCCGCGCCGGCTTTGGCCGGCAGCGGCTTCGCCTGGTCGATCGTCGCCTTGGCATTGCCGCCGGCGAAGAACACCGGCTGCGGCCCGACCGAACCCGTCGCCCAGGCTTGCCCGACCTGCTTGACCTGCGCCACGCGGCGCGACCAGCCGCTGCCGAAAACCCGCCAGGTCTTCAGCGCCTGCAGGAAGGCGAGGCGCCGGCCGATCATCAGCGCGACAAGCTTATCGTGATCCGGATAGGCCTCGATCGCCGCCAGCGTCGCTTCGCCGATGACGCCGTCGACCTTGACCGACCCCAGCGCCCGCTGCAGCCACTTCACCGACTGCGCCGGGCCGGAATTCACCGCGCCGTCAAAGACGACATAATCGACGCCCGCGGGCAGGCGGTCGCCCTTGACCGCATCCCAATACTGCTTGCGGTAGATCGCCTGCAGCTCGGCCTCCTCGATCAGGTGCACCGAGGCCGCGGCGCTTGCGCCAGGCGTCATAGACGCGCTGCGTCACGCCCTTCATCGTGGCGCCGCCCGGATCATCCTTGTGATCGGAAAAGCCGCCCTCATGCACCAGCGCGCGCGAAAGCGCTGGCGCGAAATTCTGCGCAGTCATGGATGATCTCCGGGCATGAAAAAACCCGCCAGAGGCGGGCGGACAGGCAAGCGGTGCGGGAGCGATCAGGCGCCGAATGCGACGTCGATCTGATCGGTTGTGGTGATCGTGCCGGCGTCGATCTCAGCCTTGACTGCGGCGAAGGTCGTGAAGCCTGTGTTGACGTGCTGCTGCACCTGGTCGCTGATCGCGATGATAGCCGCAGCGTCGACGGGATAAGTGTTGCCATCCGCCCCGTGCCAGGTCGTTGACCAGCTCGGATCTGCCATGGCCGCGACGCGCGCGCCGGTGATCATGAGCTTGGCGCGGTCGTCGGTCGCGACGGGGATGCCGGCGACGCTGATGCCACGAACCTCGTTTCGCCACCGTCGATCAGCGGCATAGGCGATCAGATCAATCAGCGGCGGCTGGTATGGCGCGATCTCGCCGCCGGCGGCGAGCCAATCGGCCAACATGCGGCGGAACTGCTCATCTGGCGGAAGCGTAGTGTCGACGAAACACACCTCTCCGCTGTCCATTGTAACGGATGCGCACTTATAGTCGGAAGTAAACACCGCAGAAACGATTTGCATCATCAATACTCCGCGTTGAGTAGTACCGTCGTAGCGTAACCGAAACCACCAGCGCTACCGCATTGTGCAACTACGCGATACCCGTAGATGCTTATCGTGTCATAAGTAAACGAATTAATGTTGTAGCCTGAATAAGCCAAATTAGACAGGGACGGGGCTGCGCGCATCATTGGGGAAATAGGTTTACTTACAGTATCGTACGAAAGCGGATTGCCTGAATAAGCGTCGCGATTTTCTTGTACGATACGGCAAAACCGCATGCATTCAAGGAGATCGCTATGCATAGACGGAAGGACATACGGAGGAACGACGCCGGTTCCGTCGGTGTCAACATATAGAGCGATGTCCATGATTGCCATTTTATTGGCAGCAGAAGCCATGAAGTTCCCCAACCCCGGCGCAGTAAGCTTATTAGATGCCTGCCAACCGAGCGCGCCGACCCAATTACTACCGGCGCCGAATACAAAATTTAACATCAATCCGACGCCGCTGTCGATGAGCCAAGTACCAACGGTGCGCGCGGGAACAAGAATTGATTTAGCCGCGTTATTACCTACTTCGCCGGCATTTACCGTGTAGCTGCCTACATACGTTTGAGTACCATCGGCATTACTCAAGTAAATAGGCCAAGTACCCGCGATGTTGGAATTAACAACAAAATAAATGATAATCGGCCTTGCTAGAGCAGTACCGAGAAAGGCATCCTGTATATTAAGCCCCTCAATGCTATGTCTAATGATATGATAGTCAGTAGCTGCCAGCGCAGGAGCCGCAGTGAACACTTCGACGTACAAGTAGGCGCTTGAGCCCCCCGGTGTCTTGCCGGAAGTCTGCGTAGCTTTAAGGACGCCAGTGCCGCTTTGAAGCAGCGCAAAGCGATCGCACGGAAACGACCCGTTAGTGTTGGCCGTAACAGTGCCGCGTTGATTGGCCCTAAGAGCCCCATTGATGATGCGACTGCGCGGTCGATTGAAGCCGTCGATTTGCATGACGGTGCGCGCTTGAGCGGGCGTCATGGTCTCCTGCGGGCCGGCGCCAGCCGAGGCTCGCCCGATGAAGACGCCGCTCGCGACATCTGCCTGCTTCTCGGGCGTTATCGCCTTGTCCTCAACCTTATCGGTCGTAAGGAAGCCGTCGGCCATCTTGCCGCGGCCTTCCGTGTCGGCGGAGAGGATGCCGTCGGCCAGGTCGGCGGTATCGATGCTGCCGGGGGCAACGACCGACCCCGGCGGGCCACGGAAATCCACGGCATCGGCAATGTCCGTGACGAGCGCACCGTCGCCGAGATAAGCGCCAACTGGTGGCTTGCCGCCTTCGCCGCCGAGCCAATCGGCGACGCGCAGCACGCGCCGTGCGCCATCCGGCACGGCCACGAGCAGCGGAGCCCAGCCCTTGTCGCCGCGATCACCCTTGAGGCCCGTCTCCCCGCGCGTATCGAAGGCGTCGCCAATGGCCGTCGTGAACCCGGCGGGGCCGACATAGACCGGCAGCCCGCCCGAGGTGATTGGCGGCGGAGGGCCTTCGCCGCCGGACCATCCGGCCAGGGCAAAGACGAAGCGCTCGCCATCGGCGACCAGACCGAATACCGGCGCCCAACCCTTGTCGCCCTTGTCGCCCTTCGGCAGGCCGAGATTGAGCTGTTGATTCGGAGCCGCTCCGGTGATCGAGGCCGTCGCAGGCTCGCCAGTCTCGAGGGTGTCGACATCGCCGATCGTCAGGTTGTTGGCCGGCCCCGGCGGACCCACGCCTCCGATCGCGGTGACCACGGCCTGGTTGCCGCCCCACTTCACGGTCGCCTGGTTGCCCTTGACGCCGTAGACCAGCTTGCCGGGCTCGTCATAGACGAAGCGCACCGCCATGATCCGGGTGAAGGTGCCCCCGGTTTCGTCGATGACATCCGCCTCGTATTCGGTGCGCGCCCAGGCCGCCATCAGCCCCTTGGCATAGAAGGCGGTGAGGTTGCCGGTGCCCACCAGCATCAGGTTCGCCGGCGCCTCCAACGAGACCTTGAGCAGGCCGGAATCGCGCTCGCGCACATTGACCTTGAGCACGCGACCGGCCAGGTCGAGCCCGACGAAATCGAGCTGGAAGCGCAGGTCCTCTTCCGTCGAGATCTGAAAGACCGCGATCGTGTTCGTCATGGCAATGTCCTGTGAAGAAAAGGCGATGGCCGAAGGGCGGCGTCAGGTGTCGGTCCCGGACCAGTCGATCCGGAAGAAATCGCTGCGGCTGACATAGGTGAAGCCGGAATTGGAGCCGGTTTGGCTGACGAAGCGGTGCTGGCAGACGTATTGGACCGCGCCGGCCCCCGGCTGGTCGAAGAACCAGCGGAAGAAGCGGAAACCGACGGTATTGAACTGGGTTTCGCCGTAGACGACGGTGTCGACACCGAATTTGCGCCGCACGATCCGGAAGGCGTTAGTTCGGACGCCATTCGAATATCGCGTGCCAGCCGAGCCGATATAATCGAACAGGAAGAGTGCCCGCCCGTCCTTTTGAGGAGCGAGCGAGGCCGTCGCATAGTCGTACCAGGCCGTATCCGAATCGCTGTTGGGCAGGTCGACGGCGCCGGTCGCCGAAGCCCCGCCGAAGCCGACTCCGCCGGAGATGATCCGGTCCGCCGTGATGGTGCCGGCGACGATGTTGCCGGCGACGATCGAATTGGCCGCGATCTTGTCGGCCGTGATCGCTCCGGCCGCGATCTTCGCCGAAGTCACCTGCAGCGCCCCGAGATGCTGGGTGACGATGGCGCCGGCCTGGATGGCAATGGAGGTGATCGTGCCGGCGACGTAATCCTCGGCCGCCTGCGGCAACCATTGGGTGCGATCGTCGGAGAGGTAATACAGGCGGGGCTTTTCGCCGGGCCGGATCAGCGCCACGACCTTCGAGCCCTCATATTCGAACAGGTCGGGCAGTGCGTCGACGAGCTGCGGCGGCTGCAGGCTGTCGAGGAAGGCCTGGATCGCGAGCGAGCCATTCAGGGCGCCGCTAAGATCGATGACCGCCTTCACCGAGGAAAAGGCGTTCTCGACCCAGGCGCCGGCGACGCCCGCCGCGGTGATGCCGCGTGCCCGGATCCTGATCGTGGTGTCGACATCCCGCAGGGGATAGCTGCCGGAGCTCGACGGGCCGAGATAGACCGCCTCCGAGGTCAGCCAGTTGTCATAGCTGATCACCACCTGGTAGCTCGCGGCGGCGCGCGAGCGGCCGACCGCCCAGCGCATATAGACCGCGGCGCCCTGTTGCACCGCCTTGCCCTGCACATAGGCGAGGGTCGCCGAGGCCTCGTTTTCGAGCCCGGAGGAGGGCGGAGGCGGCGGCGGCACGATCGGCTCGGCCAGAGCCGTCCAGACCTCCGGCGCATCCTGCACCGCCGCGAGATTGACCCGCGTCTCGCCGTCGAACTGGATCGACCGGATCAGCCAGGCTTCCTGCAACGTCGGCAAGGTGCCGATGACGAGGTCGGTGAAGCTCTGCGTTTGCGTGTTGAGCACTTGCTCGAGCGCGAGGCCGGTGAGGGATTCCGCCTGCTCGACATCCTCGGCATTGAGCAGCAGCCAATCGCCGTCGCGGCTGATGCCGACCGGCCCCCATTCCAGCCCGTCGCGCCCGCGCAGATAGGCGAAGGGCGCCTCCGGCAGCCTGACCTCGCTGTCGACGATCACCGCGAAGCGCCCGGCCTCGCGGTCGATCTCCGCATCGACGATGCCGGGGCTTTCGAGCGGGTCGAAGAACCAGGCATCGACCAGCGCCGAGTCGTTCGGCTTCAGCATCCGCCCGGCGAATTCCATGGTAAAGCTGCGCTTCTGCCGGCGGTAATAGGCGATGGCCGCCGCCCAGGTCGCGAGATGGATCGCATGCTCGGCTGAGGTCGCGCCGAAAGCCTGCATGCGGCGCGGGTTCGGCGTCTGCGAGCCGAAGGTGACGCGATGCGTGCGCAGGCGCTTCGGATCGCCGTCCGTGTACCATTCGACGACGATATCGGCAGAGCCATCCGACAGGTCGAGGTTGAACTCGATCCCGGTCGTATCCTTCAGGATGCGCCGGCGGCTGATGACATGCTTGCGCACCGCCTGCGGCTCGTCTCGCACCATCGTCCAGGCACGGCCCAGCCGCAGCGGTGAGGCCCGCATGGCGCCGAGGATGGTGGAGAGCGCCTCATAGAGCGAAACCGGCCCGCGCAGAATGCCGGAGAAGGTGTTGAAGGGCGCTCCGGCCGTCGCATAGTGCCGGAAGGTCGAAAGCTCGATCGCGCTCTCGGCGATGCCGCCGCCATGCAGCCCGTCGCGCATGGCATCGACCGCTGCCCAGGCCGCGCTTTGCGTTTCCTGCTCGGTCCAGCCCGTTCCGTCCCAGACCGGCAGGATGCGCGAGACCTCGACCTCGACATCGCCGAAGGAGGTGACGGCAAGCTCCGGCCCGGCATGGATCTTCATCGCCAGCTCGGTGATGCCGGGACGCACCGCCGCTTGCGGAATATGGGTGCGCAAGCCCTCCCATCTCACCGTGTTGGTCACCTCCGCGATGAAGCCGGCCTCGTGGTGGCTTTCCTTCGGCGCGCCGATGTTGCGCGCGCGGTAGGTGTATTGCCCCTCCGCCGGGATGGTGGCGAAGCGCGTGAAGCGCATCGGTCGCGTCGAGAGCACGTTGCTGCCGCCCTCGGTCCAGAGCGTCTGGAAGGGGCCGATCGGATTGCCGTCGAGATCGCAGGGCGCGTATTCGAACAGCACGCCCCAGGTCGTGCCATATTGCTTGCCGTCATACTTGCCGCCCTTGACGATGGCGAAGCAGCCCTCCGGCAGGGAAAAGTCGATCTGGATGACGCGCTGCGCCGGCGCGCCCGGCCCGAAGCTGAAGGGGCCGGCGAAGCTCGGCGTATCGTCGACATAGGGAAGCTGGTTGCTGCCGATGGCGGCGATGCTGGCGACCTGCCCGGGAACGAGGCCGGAGACCGTGCCGGGGTTGATGACCTCGATCTGCGAGCCGGTGAAGGGCGGGGTGATGCCACCCTCCGGCGTCCACATCACCGCCCCGGCGACGCGGATGGTCTTCACCAGATACTTGCCGCAGCCGATGGTCAGGCGCTTGTAGAGCTCCTGGCTGTCGTCGCCGACATAGACCGTGTAATCGGGCTGCGAGAGGTCCGGCGAGGTCCAGCAGCGGCCATAGATCACGGGGATGCGATCGCCCAAGCGCGGCAGGTTGCCGCCGCCGCTGACGCCGTAGACCGGCCGGTCATCCGACTTGTTGGCCTTCGACTTCGTCGCACGCGACATCAGATAGGCGCCACCGGCCAGCGCGGTTGCCGCGACGCCGGCCCAGATCGTGCCGGCGACCGCCATGCTGCCGCCGACCAGCGGCGCAATGGCGCCGATCGCCCAGAACTGGCCGACCGCCGCGAGCGCGATCGTCGCAACTAGCAGGCCGATCGAGGCGCCCTTGCCGCCGCGCGACGAGCCCGAGGCGCCGCCACCGCCGCGCGGCAGATAGGTGATCAGGACCATGTCGCGCGGCCCGACCAGCGTGCGCGACCAGTGCCGGCGCAGCCTGACGGACATGTCGGTGACAACCGGCAGTTCGCCGCGGCGATGGACGCTGACGATATGGGGGCGGCTGTGGTCGGCATGGCGCCGCACGAGCGCCGAGAGCCGGCGGCGCGCGCGCGGAAGCTCGATCGGAGAGCCGGCCGGCTTTCCGTCGCAACGCTGGAAGAGGATGTTCGTCATCGGATCGGGATATGGAAGCTCGGTTCGGACCAGTTGCGCAGCTTCAGCTCGGCGAGGCTTTCGAAGGCGACGCCCTGCGGGTGGTCGACATGGAGAAGGGAACCCGGGCCATCGAGCGAGAGCCAGGTGCCTGAATGGCAGGCGGCATCGGCATCGCCATGACCCTTGCGGGTGAGGAAGCAGACCGCGCCATGGCAAGGCCGGTCGGTCACGATCCAGCCCTCGAAATCATGGCGCCGGCGCATCAGCCGCACCTTGGCGAGGAGGCTTTCGGGCGCCACCAGCACAGCCGGCAGATCGCGCCCGAAGACCTCGCGCTGGCACAGCCGCGTCAGCTCCCAGCAATGCAGGCCGTCGGCCCGCCAGGGCCGGCTGATGACGCTGTTCACGAAGGCCGCCGCGTCCATCACGCCGCCGGCGCCGGCAGCGCGGCGGGGCCGTCATGGTCCACTTCAGCCCAGCTGGCATCCTCGGGAGCCGCAGGCGGCGTCCAGGCGATCGCCTGGTGGCCGGTGATTAGCCACCCCGCATAATCCCGCACCGGGCGCTGTTCCGGGTGGCCGGCCGAGGGCCAGCCAAGCGCCGCGAAGGCCGAGCGTGTCGGCTCCCAGCGCAGCAGCCACAGGCCGCCGGCGGAATCGCACGCAAGGAAAAGCCCCTCCGCACCATCGGGCGGGAGGCCATCGCTGAAACGCGGTTCGATCATCGCTATTGCCCGTAAAGCGCCGAATAGAGGTCGCTGCTGTATGTCCGTGCCGGGAAGCCCTTGAGCTCGATCTCCTCATAGCCGAGCTCGCCCGAGGCGGAGGTAGCGGTGAGATTGGCCGAGCGCATGCGCAGCCTGTCGAAGACCTCCGGATGGTTCGGGTCCTTCGACGAATATTCCCGGTAGATCACGCTGAAGGGCGTGTCGGCCGACACCGCCGCCTTCAACGCCTCCTGGATCTGGCGACTGACATTGTCGATGCGGATGCGGGCCTTGGTCACGCCGCCTTCTTCCTGCCCCGGCCGCTGCCAGGAGAAGTCGACGACGGTGAAGACGGCGGCCGGATTGCCGGCGACCGGCAAAGAGACCGTCTCGTATTCCTCAGGAACCCGCGTGCCCTGCACGAAGCGCAGCGGCGTCTCGAAGGAGATATGGTCGATCTCGAGGGTGTAGAGCAGATCGCCCGAGACGTCGTTCGACGCCCAGGCCTCCGCAAGCGCAGCCGAAACGCTCATCGCTTCACCAGTTGAAGACGATCAGGGTGAAGGAGACGCGGTAGCGCGAGACCGCCGACATGTCGGTCGACCACTTGCCGTCGCTGATCTGGCAGATGCGCATCACCATGCCGCCATCCGGCCGGAACACCGGCATGCGGAAGGGTTGCGTGCCGCGGAACAGCGTGTCGCGCGCGAACTGCTCGAAAGCCGCCCATTCTGCGCGCGTCCACATCGTCGAGACGAAGGGAATCTCGGTGACGCGCGGCCCGGGGCGCGGGCGCATCAGCGGCGGCCCGCCCTCGGTCTCGCTCCGGATCGGTTCGCCATAGGATGCGCCGACCTGCGCGCCGGAGAGCACCGGCCGGGCCGGGATCTGGCTTGGCCATACTGCGAGCGCCATCTCAGCCCCAGTACTGCCGGCCGTTCTGCACGGCGCCGAAGGCCTGCGAGAGCGAGCCTTGCCCGCGCACGAAGCGCTGCGCCATCGCGCCTTCGACCTGCCGGATGATCATGTCGACGCCCCCGTCGCTGCGCGGCTTGGTCTCGACCTGCGCCGGCGTGTTGTTCTGCACATTGACGATGACGCCGCCGCCAGAGCCGGCACGCGGCGCGATCGCCGGCAGGCTTCCGACCAGGCCGCCGGCCGCCATCATCGGCACGCGGCCATTGTTGATCGCCTCGAGCAGGTCGCGATGCTTGCGGGTGGCGCCGGCATTGACGACGAACTCGCCATTGGAGAGCCGCGCCGGCACGGAATCGCTGCGGTTCGAGCCCGGCCCGGAGACGAAGCCGCCCGAGGCGAGTTTCAGCCCGCCGAACAGCCCGAAGATGCCGCCGAGATTGCCGTTGGTCCCGGCGGTACCGAAGATGCCGGCGAGCGGCCCGTTGCCGAGCAGGGCCGCCTGCAGCGTCGCCTTGATCAGCGTCGCGGTCAGGTTCTTCAGCACGTCCTGCGCCTTGGCGCCGTTGACGATCATGTCGGTCAGGCCGTCGGTCACCGCTTCGCCGAAGAACTTCTGCGCGTCGACGAGGCCCTTCTGCGTCTGCTTCAGGCTTTCGAGCTGCGTCCGCTTCTGCTCGGAAAGCTCGATCTCCTTCGTCAGGCTGGCGATGACTTTGGCGCGCGAATCCTCGTCGAGCTTGCCGAGATCGACCTGCGCCTTCGCCAGCTCGACCGCGGCGCGCTTCTCGGCATTGGAGCGGCCGAAGGTGGCGATCTGCGCGTCGAGCACCGAATTCTGGCGCATCAGCGTCTCGATATAGCGGTCGAGACGATCCTCCGCCTGCTCCTCCTCGGACTTGCCGCCACCGCCCCCGCCGCCGCCCTTGTTAAACAAGGACTTTGTATTGGTGCGACCCTGCACCGTGACTTCAAGCGGCTGCCGCTCGGGATTACCCCGACGGCCAGACCGCCTACGCGTCTCCGCGTCGATCTCGTCCAGTTCGCGACCGCGAGCGGCCAAGTCGTCGGGAAGAACCTTCCCGCTTTCCTTAGCGAGGGAGCGGAGATGCGCAATCGTCTCACGGCTGGCACCAGCCGACCCGTTCTGATCTAGGTCTGCTTTAGCCGATAGCCCCCGCGAATAGCGCTCCAGCCCGGCAAACAACCCCGACGCCTTGTCGATGATCGTATCGATCAGACCGATGATCCAGCCCGCATTGGCCTGGAAGGCGGTTGCCCACCGTGTCGTCGCCTCGGCCCAGCTGCGTTCGAACTCCTTGGCCTTCTGGATGATCTCCGTGTCGATCACCCCGCCGGCCGCTTGTGCGGCGGAAGCCTGCTTCTCGATCGCGACCGCCCCCTGCTCGAGGAGCGGCACCCATTCACGGCTCAGACCGACCGCCTCCGCGATCTTGATCTTGTCGAACTCGGTCGCAGCGTTCTGAACGAGCCCCGCGACCTTGCCCAAGGCATCGTTGATGCCGATCACCTGTCCCTTGCGATCCTTCAGCTTCAGGTTGTTGTCGTCGAACAGCTTGGAAAGCGCATTCTCGGTCTGCCTGCTCTCGTTGAGCTTTTCGGCGAGGCCTTCAAGCCCAGTCCCGAACTGCTTTCCGGACAGGCCGTTCAACCGACCGGCGAACTGCAGTTCCTGGAAGCGTTGGACATCGAGCCCGACACGCTTGGCGGTATCACCCATTCGCACGAGCTCGGCATTCGCCGCCGCCAAGCCCTGGATGACCTTGTCCAGAGTGAAGGCGGCGACGAACCCCTTGAGCGCACCGGTCAATGCCGAGGTCGAGAACGTCGGATTCATCCGGTTGAAGCGCGCCTCGATATCGGCCGCAGCCTTTTCGCTCGACGCGGCTGCTGCCCGCATCTGACGCTCCAGCGCCGCGATATTGGCGCCGACCGATACGACGAGATCAGATTGCGCCATTATCGGCCCCGTTTCTGGAGAAAGGATTCGTCATGCTGAAAACCGCGATCATCGGCGCAATGGCCGGAATGGGAGCTTTCGCCGCGGTACTAGTCGGCGGCCGCACGACAAGCGTGGCTGCGGAAGAAATCCGCTGCCGCGTCAATGTCCCCGCATTTCTAAGCGAGCTGCATGCGATCAATGACGTGAACGCCGACCTGATCAAGAACGTGCTCAAGCCCAAGCCCTGATCAGATGATCACGTCGGGAGCCGCGTCGAGGATCGCCTCGATGTCGCTGTAGTCCTCGTCATCGTTTGACCGGGACGCGGCCTTCGGATCGTGGGCACGCGCCCAACCATCGGCGCAGGCCAGGAACTGCCAGAGCGACATGTTCCCGACCTGCTCCGGCGTGAAGCCCATCACGGTTCCGAGGGCGTAGAAATCTCGGAAGTCGAGCTTTCCGTTCGGGCGGCGCGGCGAGCCCGGCTTTTCCGCGCCGCCCGCGATTTTCCCACCGTTTCATCCGGCTTGCCGAAGACAACGGCGCTGATGACGGCGTGCGCGAAGGGGACATTCTCCGCCCAGGGGCGGTCCTCGGCCAGAACATACAGCTTCGTCTTGTGAAGGGCGGCGACCGGCGACATTCCGCCCCCGATCAGGCCGAGCCGCAAGGTGTGGTAGACCTCCTTCGAGGTCCATTGACCGTGCTCGAGCCGCTGCGCAATGACGAGCGGCCCGGCCTCGCACAGCGCCTGCAGCTCCTCGAGCTGCGCGAGCGGCAGACAGAAGGGATAGGTTCCGTCCGCCCATTCCAGATCTATGCGGCAGCGGCTCACGGCACGAGCGCCGCCACGCTGGCACGGGCGAGGGCGCCGTCGCCGACGATAGTAACCTTGACCTCCCATTTGTTGCCGCGCTGGCCGGTGATCTCATGCGAGACATGGCCCTTGCCGGAGAATTCGAGATCCGGCGTCCCGGCGCCGGTGCCGAAGGTAAGCAGGCGCTGGCGCACATTGGTCGAGACGCCGCGATTGGTCGCAGCCCAGAGCAGCGGCTCAGCCTCTTTTGCCATGACGCCCTCAAAGTTCATGCTCCATGAAAGACTGAGCACGTCGGTCGCCTTCCAGGCCGGGTCGTCGGGGTTGTCGCAATCCGGAATGGTGACGTCGTTGGTGTCCTTCTGGATCTGCAAGCCCATGCTGTTGAAGCCGCAGATCTTCTGGAAGACCTCGTCGACGGCGGCGCCGTCGCCAAGGAAGAACAAGCCCTTTCCGAAGGAAAGGACGATCGGCTGTGCCATGGTGGCCTCCGTTTGTGGTGTCAGGCTGCGGCGACGAGCGCCTTGAACGTCAGGACGGCATGGCTGGTGACGCCATCCGGGTCTTTCAGATATCGCGTGTCCTGATGCGCGATTTCGAGGAACTGCCAGTCGGGACCGAGATCGAGCTCGGCTTCACGAAGCGCGCCGCGCATGGCGCCGGCGATGGTCTTGACCTCGACCTGGCCGATGGCGCGCGACCAGGCATGGAGCGTCGCATAGACCTCCATGCCGTCATGGCACTGCGCCCCGTCATCGAGCGTCTGGAACTCGCCCAGCTCGATATAGGGGAAGGCGACATCGGCGGGCACGCGGTCGAAAACGCGGTTGTCGACGGCGGCGATATCGGTCCGCAAGCGCAGATTGATCGCCTTCTGCAGGTCGAGCGACGGGTCGCCCATCAGGCCGGCCCCTGCAGCTTGGCCGCACGTTTGGCCGCCTCGATGATGCCGCGGCGGATATCCTTCCGCAGCAGCCGGTAGGTCGGATAGAAGAAGGACTCGGCCTTCATCTTCTGCGTGCCGTGCTCGACGGCCAGCGCATAGTCATAGGTTGCGCTGATGCCCTCGCGCACTGGACGGGTCGTCAGGGGGCCGCCGGCCTTCACATAAAAGCGGTCGCCGAAGCGACCGCCCTCGATGCGGACCGATTCCTGGAGCTTGCCCTCATCCTTCGGCGCGGCCTGCTGAATGGCCCGGCCGAGCTGCCGCGCCCGCAGCAGCGCTTCCGCCGCCGCTGCCGCCCGCACCTGAAGCGGCACCTTCTCCAGGCGCCGGCGCAGGCGGGCGAGCGAGGCTGCGGTCTTCGGGCTCGGCATCGAGGAGCACTCCGGCGGCGCGGGCGCGCGCGGCATGGGCGGTGGGGATCAGCTTCGGCCCTCCCGCCTTGTAGGCGATGAAGACGCCGGGCTTGGCGGGGCAGTCGAAATCCCGGATGAATGTCACGCGGGGCATTGGATCACCGCATCGACCATGAGGCTGGCATGTCTGATAAAGTTGAAGTGAAGCTTGGCGGGGACTCGCCGGAAGAGGTTGCCTACAAGCTTCTGCTGGATATCGCTAAGAATGAAACAGGCGCAAAGGATCGTGCCTGGATATTGAATACCTATGCCGAATGCCTGTTAACTGTTCGGCACCCAAACATGCGTTCAAAGAAGGACTAATGCCTCGTCGTGCCGGTGCCGACGGTCAGACCGCGGCGCCATCTTCGAGCAAATACTCGATCTCCCGCGCGTTCGGCGTCGGCACGATCGAGCGGATCTGGCATTCCTTACCGGCATAAGGGCCGGTGACGAAAACGACACGATCCTCCGCCGAGACCGCCTTGGTCTCGGCAAAGGCGAGCACGGTCAGGACACCCTTCATCGTGCTTTCCAGCCGGCCGGCCGCGAGCTGCTCGCGTCCGAACTGCGGCTTGAAGCCAGCCCAGCAGGTTACCAGCGTGACCCAGGGCAGGCGCTGCACATTGCCGGCGCCGTCATCGGCACCACGCGGCATCCGCTCGAAGCGGACGCGGAAGGGTCGCTGCCCGGCGCCGAGCATCAGATCTGATACCGGCGGAAGGGCGCGATCAGCCGGTCGACCGTGGTCGACATCGGCACGGCGCTGGAGGCGCCGATCTGGACGCTGTCGCGGAAGCGGTAGAGATCGCCGACCATGAGCAGGATGGCGCTCTTGAGAGCCGGAGGCAGCTTATCCGCCGCCTCGCCATAGCCGGCACTGAAGGTGACGATTACGGCATCCGGGGCATAGGCGAGGCCGGGCAAGTGCGACCCCAGGTCGAACAGGAGGCGCGGCGCGGCGCCGGCGCCGCCGACCAAGCGATAGCTCGCAGGGTCGACGGTCACGGTCTGTCCATCCGCGCCGCGCGCCTCGACCGACACGACGGAGAGGACCGGCGCCAGCGCCAGGTCGACGGAGCGGGAGGCCGGCCAGAAGGGCAGGAACTGCCGCCAGTCCTGCTTCATCAGCGCCCGGCCGAGAATGCCACCGTAACCGTCGAGATGCTGCACCGCCGCGGCGATTGCCGCAGTGATCAGCGCATCCTCTTCGATGCTATCGACGCGCAGATGCGCTCGCGCATCTGCGATCGAGACGCAAGGCTCGGAGGGAGCCGTCACCAGCTCCGGCGGCAGGCAGCGCATGGGCGACGGACCTCGTCGGCTCAGAGCCCGTAGGGCGCGGGGTCGAGGCCCATCGCCTCGAGCTGCTCGCGGGTGAATTGCGGCTTGCTGGCCTGCTCGGCTTCCTTGGCCTGCGTCGCGTCCACCTGCGCCTGATCGACGACCTTGGCCTGCTCGTCCGGCTTCGTGCCCGCTTCATCCTTCTTCGTCATGGCGATGTCTCCGGTTGGAAAGGAAAACGGGCGGCTGATGCCGCCCGCCGTGAATGGCGGCGGTCAGGCGGCCGCCATCTTCAGAACCTTGATCGTCTCGGGGTTCTGGACGCCTCCGCCGACGCGCTTGGTGGTGTAGAAGTGCACGTAGGGCTTGTTGGTGAAGGGGTCGCGCAGCACCCGCACCCCGGCCCGATCGACCACCAGATAGCCGCGCTTGAAGTCGCCGAAGGCGATCGGCAGCGCGTTCGCGGCGAGGTTCGGCATCGCCGGCATCTCGGTCGTCGGATAGTTCAGGATGGTGGCCGGCTGGCCCGCCTGGAAGGAGGGCTGCCAGAGATAGTTTCCGTCGCCATCCTTCAGCTTGCGAATGACGCCCGTGACGGTGCGGTTGAGCACCCAGCGCGCGTTCAAGGTGAACGCCGTGGGAAGCAGGTGGACGAGGTCGACCAACTCGTCGGCAGCAATGGCCGTCGCCGACGCGGCAGTCTTGACCTCGATGGCTCCGAGCGGGTTGACCGCAGCCGCGGCGCCGCCCGTGACGAAGGTCAGGAAACCGCGCGGCTTGTTGGTGCCGTCGCCGGAAATGAAGGCCAGGCCCTCCTGGTAGGAGAACTCGGTATCGACTTCCCCGGCCAGCCACTGCTCGAGGTTGATCTCCGCATCGTCGAGCATCTGCTGCGTCGCCGCAGGGTTTGCGTAGATCTCGCCGGGCGTGAACGTCATCGAACCGAAGGTCGGCGTGTTCGTCTGCGGGCGCGCCGCCGTTTCGCCAACCCAGCCCGACGAGGTGCCGCGCAGGTTGAAGAGCTTGGTGAAACCGCCGGTCGAGATGGTCTGCACCGTCGCGATCTGGCGCATCGGCGAGACCTCGATCAGCTTGTCGGTGATCGTGCGGTCCCATTCGACCGGCGCGAGATAGCCGCCTTCCGCCGCAGCGCCCTTGTTGAGGGAGGCCTGGAGCTCGCCCTTGCGGAAATGGGCACGGAATGCGGAGGTGTACTCCTTGTCCTTCGGCTCATCCTGGCCACTTCCGGCGCCGACCGTCAGAGCCGCGATCTTGGCATTGGCATCGTCGACGGCCTTCTGCAGATCACCGACGCTGGAGTTGATCCGCTCGAGCTTCTCGGTGGTGACGACGTCGTCGAACTTCTTCGCCAGCTCCTTGTCCTTCTCGGCCATCGCGGCCTTGAAGGAGGTCCAGTCCTTGTTGAGATCGGCAATCAGCGCCTTCACGTCGGAGGGCGCCTCGGCGCGCACGGCGAGGATGCCGCGCGCCGCAAGCGCGCGGGTGGAAACATGCTTGGTCATGGGGGAAATCCTCTCGGGGTTATGACCGAATGGTGGAACGGAGTTGCTCGAGCGCAGTCCGGATCTCGTCGTCGCCCGCTACGGCAGGGCTCTGGCCGCGCGCTACGGCGGCGCGGCTCATCAGGTCGCCGATGGCGCTACGGCGCCTATCCCGCGACCATCCGGCCCTCGCGAGGCCGAATTCCACTTTCTGCACCGGCTTCACATCGCCGGCCGCTTTGGCCTTTGCCTGATCTTCCTTGACGGCGTCGGCGGCCAGCAGTCCGGTGGCGAGACCTTCTGCAACAGCCTGCTCGCCCTTGAACCAGGTTTCGGCGTCCATCCATTCGACCGCCTTGACCTTGTCGACCCCGGCGCGATCGGCATAGACGGCCGCCATGGCGTCGTCGAAGGGCTCCATGGTCTTCGCCGCGTCGGCGAGATCATGACGATTGCCGACTGCGACAACCCAGGCGTTGTGCACCATCAGGAAGCCGGCCCGGCCGATCTGGATCTCGTCGCCGGCCATCGCAATCACGGACGCCGCGGACGCCGCGAGACTGAGAATGCGGACGGTGACCTTCTTCGGATGCGCGCGCAGCATGTTGTAAATGGCGACGCCCTCGAAGAAATCCCCGCCCGGGGAATTGAGATCGACGAAAACCTCCTGATCGCCGATTGCCCGCAGCGCCGCCTTGACCCGCTTGGCGGTGACGCCGCCGCCAGACCACCAATCCTCGCCGATCACCTCGAGCATGGAGATCGTATTGTCGTCGGTCTGGGCCGCCTGGACGCCGGGATTCCAGTCGTCGAAGGCGCGCTCGTCCGGCGCGAAGGCGCAGACTTCCGGCATGCGGAAGGCGGCGATCTCAGGAAGTTTGCGCAGGCTCATTCGCCTTGTCCTTGTTCTGGCCGAGAGGGGGCGGAAGGTCGTCGCGGCGCGGCAGGTCGAGCCAGTCGCGCACCTCGTCCTGATGCAGGAACGGCTGCTGTCCGCCGGCTCCGAGGCCCTTGGCGAAGAAGTCCGACTGGTCCTTCATCGAACCGCGAAGCAGGCCGCCGGCATTGAACTTCGGCTCGAACTGGTCGGCCTCCCGCTCGGTCAGGAGCGAGCGCTCGATTGCCTGTTGCCAGGCTTCGAACCATGGGTTGAGCCCATAGCGGACAAAGAACTGTCCGAGCACGTCGATGCCCGAGCCCCAGGATGTATCGTCGACGCTGAGAAGCGGTCGCGGGACCCCGAAGGGGCGCGAAATTTCTTCGTTCTGAAACCTGCGCTGCTCCATGTGCTGCGCTTCCTGCCCAGTCTGGGCGAAACGCTCGGCCTTCATGCCCTCCTCAAGGATCATCCAGCGACCGGAATTCTCAGTCCCGGTCAGACGATCTTCCATGCTCTGTTTCAGACGGTCGTAGGCTTCGGGCGAAAGCTTGTTCTGATGCGACAGCGCGCCACCTACGAGCATGCCATTGCGGAACAGGCGCGCCGCAGCGCGCTCTGTTTGGATCGCGAGGGCGATCGCCTCGGCTGCCTGCTTCACCGTCGACAGGCCGGAAATGCCATCTTCCGACAGGCCGCAGCGCAGATGAAACACATCGCGCTGCTGCAAAATAACCTGGCCGCCATCGGGCCGGTTGTAGACATATTCGAGCGCCCAATCGTTGCGCTGGCGCGGCTTCACCCGCGAGGTCGGCAGTGGCACGAGCTGGAGGGGGCGTTCTCCGCTGCGCACGATGAGCGCGAAGGCATCGCCGCGCTCGCCGTCATCGCCCGCGCCGAGCGCGCGCTGCTGCATCAGGGCCTTGAACTCATAGGCCGTCTGCCAGGCGTTCGGTCGGCGATGCAGGAGGCGGAAGAGCGGGTGGTTCTCAGCCTTCCGGTTCGTACCCTTTTCAAGCAGATGGAGCGGCAACATGCCGATCGAGAAGGCGTGGAGCGAGACGCAACGCATCACCGTCGTGTTGCGCAGCGCTATTCGCGGCGTCACGGAAATGCCAGCCTCTGACATTCCGGCGCCGCCGTTGCGCATGAACTCCAGCAGCCGCGGATCGTCGAGACCGTAGAAACTGGCGGCCTCGCCAACGGAGGCGTTGATGGCCGGTACCGCGTCAGGACCTGCGGCCGTCGGTGCGGCCGGCGTGGAACGGCCGCCGAAGAGCTTCGTGAAGATGCTCATGTCAGACCATCAGGACGCCGCGAGTCTCATAGACCGATGGCCCGCCGGCCGCCTCCGGGTTCCGGCTCATCAAGTCGAAGGCGTTGAACAGCGCGATCATCGGGTCGATCTTTGCCGTGCCGGAGGCCTGCTTCGTCACCAGCACGGCTGAGCCGCGCAGCTCCGAGCGGCAATTTCCGACGCACCAGGCCATCATCGGGCGGGCACCGTGCTTCAAGGTTCCATCCTTCAGCTTGCGGGCAGCGCCCTTGATGACTCCGGAGAGGCGATAGCCCTGCGGCACCGCCGCGATGCAGTCGTCTGGGATCTCGCGCAGGGCGAGCTCGTCGAGGATCGCGGCGATCCCGACGGCGTCGACGCCGATCCCGGCCTTTTCCGGCAGGAGGCCGGCCTTGAAGATGCGCTCGACGATATCCGCGACGCCGCGCACGTCGGCGTTCGCACCGTCGGCTGTCTCGGCGATATCGACGAACGTCAGATCGCCGTCGCGCTCAAAATCCTCGAGGCGAGGCGCGATCTCCTTGCGCAGCAACTTGACACCGCGATCCGCCCAGGCGTGACCCCAATGGTACCAGCGCTTGGTCACGCGATGACGGCCCAGGACGGCAAGGCCCAGAAGATCGTCGAGGCCGCCACCGTCGATCCCGATCGTGCAGACCTCGCACTCGGCCAGGATGAATTCGATCGTGGCGGCCTTGCTGCCGGCACGCTCCCAATGGTCGGCGCCTTCCCAGCGGTTGGAATGCAGCGCGAGGCCGATCTCGATATTGAGATGCTGCGAAGCCCAGCGCCGCTCTTCCTCCTCGCCTTTCTCCTTTGCCGTCGCGTAATCGCGCTCCAGCACAGGCAGGGAGACGGAACGGCCGATATTCGGCAGCACCAGCGGCCAGTTCTCGACCTTGCGCCAGGGCTTGTCGGCCGCGACCTGTAGTGCCTCCGGAAACTCGTACAGGACCGGTAGGATCGATCCCTCGGCGATGCGCCCGTCGCGGACGCCGCGCGCATAATCCAGCTCGGTCTTGAAGGCGCCGGCGGGCGGCTCGTCCGACTGCGTCGTGATGATAACGCCGAAGGATTCCGGAACCGCGACCGAGGCCCCGCGTAGCTGGCCGATGACCCGCTGCGCATAGGAGACCTTGCCGAGCAGGTGCATCTCGTCGAGCAGCCAGCCGGCGAATTTGCCGCCCGTCGCCACCTTCGGGTCGAATGTCATCACCTTGAGCGTCGCCTGCGTGACCCGGTTCACCACCGTCTTCAGGTGGTCGCGGACATGCAGCAGCTTCGCGAGATCCGGATCGGCGTCGATCATGCCGGCGACGGCAGCGAAGGCGATGTCGGCGATCTCCTGCGTCGGCCCGAACAGGGCAAAGGCGGCGCGGGGCCGGTCGTTCATCAGTAGCGCCGTCAGCATGAGCGCCGCGCCGTTGGTCGTCTTCGAGTTCTTCTTCGGCACCAGGACGAAGACGCCCGGCACCATGCGAATGCCGCCGATCAGCGAACCGAAGATCGCGCGGACGATATCGCGGAACCAGTCGCCCGCGGCATCGCCGAGCGTCGGCTGGCCGGGCACATCCGGCAGGTGTAGCCGGTTGAAGATCGCGGCCGCTCGCTCCGCCTCGATGGCATCGAGCGGGAGTAACGGCACGAGGGACCGACCGGCGAGGAGCGTCTGCTCCCAATCCGGCTGGGCGAATGACCAGTCCACCGTCAGGCCTGCCGCGGCGTCCGCACCAGGTTGGCCCAGGGGCCATGCGTCACGACGCTGTGCGCGTCGAGATTGGCCTGCTCCTTCTTACCGAGCGCATCGGCCGGCGGAGGGGCGGAGTGTCCCGACCCGGTCGACGGCGCGGCCTCGGACTTGCCCTTGCCCCGCAGGTGATCCTGCAGCGCCTCGAGGTTCGCGCGGTCCATGATCGCGAGCGCTTCCTTCTGCGCCGCGACATTTCCCTTGAGCGCCGTCTTGTGCAGCGCGACCAGCATCTCGGCGCGCTTGCGGACGGCCCCCGTTTCGAGCTCCGCTTTGAAGGCCCGGCGCAGAGTCGGTTCCGACAGAGCCATGGCGGTCGCGATCTGCTCGACCGTCAGGCCTGAGGAGACGAGCACCGCCACCTTTTCGCGGTCGCGGTCCTGCGGCTCGAAACGCTTGCGGCCGCCCGTGCCGGGACGCTTGCCTTTCGGAGGAGCTGGCCGGGGCGCCGGGATCTCCTCCGCCGCCGCGGCGAAGAGATTGCCGCCCGCAAGCCGGTCTTTCAGTTCTTCGGCGAAGGCCTTCCGCAGCGTTGGAACGCTGATGCCGATCTCAGCGGCGATCACAGGATGGCCCAGGCGCTCCGATGCCATCCGGCGCACGGTCGCGCGCTGATCATCGCTGGCCATGAAGGCAGCGCGACCTCGCTTCGTTTCTTTCTTTCCGCCGCTGGAATTCGCGTCGTCCAAGAAAAAAAACTCCGAATGAGGGGGGCGCCGGTGCGGGCGATCGGGGGCTCGGGAACTTTCGACCACCCCCCGGTCGGTCGATCAGACCGCCTGATGCCCTCGGCGGGTCCGCTCGCGGGCCGTCTTGCGGTTGTGGCAGGCGGTACAGAGGAGGCGAACGTTCAACGGATCGAAGTCCGCGCCGCCATCCTTACGCTCGACAATATGGTCACCGATCAGACCGCGCGGCGTGGCGCTGCAGTCCTTGCGACAGGTGACCTCTTCGCAGACGAAACCGCGCTGTTGCTTGATCGTCCGCACGAACTCGCGCCACTCGCGCGATTCATAGAAGGGATCGACGACCTTCTCCGGCCGCACGATGCGGGAGGGCAGGCTCGACACCCTTAACGGCAGAGCCTTGAGCCGTCCCATCGACACCCCTCAACGACAACGCCCGCAGGCCGTTTCCGGCTGCGGGCGCGATTCGTGCTGATATCTATTTTTGGTCACGCAACTGCGCAGTAGTCAACGGTCAAGTCGTATCGACGCCGGCGATACTACAGGCTTATCCCACGCTTCCGCAGATAGGATTGGTTCGCGACCTCGACCGCCTGCTCGTCATAGATCACGTTGTCTGCCCGCATTCCCGTGATCCGCCCGCGCTCCGGCCCCTTCGCGCCCCAGACCTCTTCGGCCAGGAAGTCGAGCGCCTCCTTGAACCGCATATCGAGATAGTCGAGCCGCTTGCGCATCGCCTCCGGGCTGGGCCAGCGCTCGGCCAGTTCCGATATCGTCATGCCGCGCCCGGCCACGGCCGAGACGATGCGCTCGCCGATGGGGCCGAGTTGCTGCGCCAGCCGCTTCAGCTCGAACTGAGCATGCACCACGCTGTCGGAGAGCGGATCGCCGAGCCGCCCGCCATCCACCTTGATATGGCCGGGATCAATGCCTCGCCCCGGCCCGATGGCCGCCGCCTCATAGATCCGGCGGAAGCGAACGCCGGCCTCATAGAGTGGCCGGTCAAGGCGCTGCCGCGCCAGCATCATTTCGAGGGGATGTTCGGCCAGGTTCACGATGGCCTTCATCTTCGTGCCCGGCTCGACCGCAAGCGGATCATCGACCAGCCGCTCGCCCAGCACGGGCGCCTTTCCGGCCTTGCCCTTCGGCCGCCACTTCTTCGAGGGAGCCGCGTTCGGGATCTCGCCCCGCTCCCGCGCCGCCTTGGCTTCGGCGACGAGACGCTGCTGCTCGGCTTCGATCTTCGCGCGCGCCGCGGCCTCGCGCGCCTCCTGCCGCTCCTGCCGTGCCCGCCGGGCTTCGGCCCGCGCCAGCTTGTCCTGCCGCGCCAGAACCTTCGCCGCATCAGAACCGGACATGATCATCCCCTTCGTCCTTTCGCCCGGAAGGCGGCATCTCGCTCGGCAGGAACACGCGGAAATTCCCCTCGAACACCGGGATGCGGGCGCCGCGCGCCGCCAGCCAGGGCCGCCATGCGTCGATCTCCGGTCCGTCGCAGAGGAAGCTGCGCAACTCGCCGATCCGCTTGGCCGCCGTCGCAAGCTCGCTGGCCGCGACCGAGATGGACTTGCCGGCATCGGCCTGCTGCACCACGAACCCGACGCGCTGCCCGGCGGCGATGCGCGCCAGCAGCACGAGCCACCAATCCTTGGACCAGCCCTTGACCTCGCAGAAGGCGCCGGCCGCCTGCCGTGCCGCCCGTTCGGCGGCCTGCTTCGGCACATGGCGCCAGTTGAAGCCGGAGAGGTATTTCGGGCCGGAAAGCCGGCTGGAGAAGCCCGCCGCCTTGCGCTCGGAGACGAAGCCCGGAATGCCGTCGATCGCCGCCTGCCGCTCGGCAAAGGGCACGGCCTCCCAGGCCGAGGCCAGCGCCGCCTGATCGTCGGCGCCGGCATGCGGATAGGCCCTGCGGAAGTCATCGAGCGTCGCGGTCGGCTTGCGCTCGGGCTCACCCTCGCTCGCTGGCGTGCCTTCGCGCCCCTGCGCACCCTCTCTCTCAAGTGAGGGTTCTAGATAAGGGGTTGGGTGACATCTGGAGTCACCCTTAGCGGCGTCAGATGTTACCCTAACACCATGTAAGGGTGACACCATGTCACCCAAGGATTGCGTATCGCTGGCGGAGGAAGACGCCTCCTGTCCTGCATCCTGTGCATGGCCGGGCTCATCGTCATCGGCCGTATCCGGCAACGGGTCGTGCAGCGCCGCTGCTTCCAGCACCGGCCAGATATCGGCGCGGCGCAGGCGGGCGAGCATGTCGATGTCCATCTCGTAGCGAGCAGTCGAGCCCTTGCCCTTGCCGCCGTCGCGGACCTTGCGCAGCAGCCCAACCTCGCAGAAGCGCTTCAGCTCGCGCCGCACCTGCTGCGTCGAGCAGCCGACATGCTCGGCCACCGTCGCGAGTGCCGGATAGATGTTGCTGCCCTCGTCGTCGCAGCAATCGACGAGTTTCATCAGCACGAGCTTGCGGGTCTTGCTGTCGCCGACCTTGGCGGCCCAGGCGAGGCCGAGAAGGGCGGCGCTCATGGCGTCACCTGCCCGCAGGAGCAGTGCCACATCAGCACGGACCAGGTGCCGTGCGTCGGGCCGAGATCGGCCGCGATCATCCAGCCACGCCGCATATAGGCATCGACTTTAGCATGCCGCACATATCGAAAGAGGCCTGTGCGCGTCATAGCCCGAGCGCCTCCTGCTGGGAGGGCGGCGGCACAATATCCAGCCCCAGGCGAGGGGCGTTCAGCTCATCCGAGATGCGCCGGCAGGCGATGTCGAAGTACCCGGGATCGATCTCGATGCCGATGAAGCGCCGTCCCAGCCGCACGCAGGCAACACCCGTGGTGCCTGAGCCCATAAAGGGGTCAAGCACCATGGCGATGCCCCCCCCCAGTTGCTGAATGCTCCATTCCATGACCGGAACGGGCTTCTGCGTGGGGTGCAATTTCTGGGCATAGTCGCCGCGCGCCAGAGGGTCACGGGTCAGCACGCGCGCATTGCCGTCGATGCTGCACCACGCCAACTCGCACTCGGCAAAGTCCCGATTCTTGAAGCCGGCGCCCTTGTCCCAAACCAAATAGCGGCGGGTCGGCGGGAGCCTGAAATAGTTCATGCCCCACATCACGCAGGCGGGCGCCTTCGCCAGGATAGCGTCGATCACAGACCCATCGGGCGTCGATGCATCCCAGCCCTTGTCGGTCTTCTGGAACTTCTGCCGGCCGTATTTGCCGACACCGGAGCTGGCGCCGATCCCGTAGGGCGGGTCCGTTACCACCGCATCCACCTTGCCGAGCGTCGGCAGGATCTCCCGGCAATCGCCAAGATAGAGCGTCACTGAATCCGAAAGTTGCTCGATCCGGCTCACTCCGCCGCCTCCATGAACAGGGGCGTCGACACGACCGGCGCCGGTTGCTCGCTTTCGCGCGGCTGGTAGTTCGCGGCGACAAGGGCTTGCGCCAGCGGCGGGCAGACGCTGTTGCCGCACATGCGGACCTGCGCCGTCTTCGTGATCGGGATCGGCTCGGCCGGGCCGTCATCCTCGCCCCAGCCTTCGCGCACCTCGACCTTCAGGCCCCGGTCGAGGATGTAGCCCCGCGGGAAACCTTGTGCCCCGAACAGCTCCGGCGGCGCGAGCATCCGCATGGCGATGTCGACGACGATATAGGTGTCGCCGCCAATCTCGACCGTGACGAACTCGCCGCCGCTCCAGAGGTCGTACTGACGAAGAAGCTCCGCAACCTGGCGCGCACGCGCCAGCATTGCAGGCAACAAGGGCGGCACGACGAGGTTGCCCGCTACAACGCCGAGCCTGCCCTTGGTGGGAGCCGTCGCCAACGGCTCGTCGAATGACCTCGCCGTCGCATACCCACTGCCTCCATTGGAATAATAGCCCTGCACAAAGGCTGTCACGAGCCCTTGCGTGCAGCCCTTACCCACGATCGTCGAGACGGGCTCGGTCATGGCATGGCCGACGACAGCGGTCTTTCCGCCTCCGCCAGCCGTCACTGTTCCGACCGGGTCGACAACATCTGAGCCGATTGACGCGCCGAACTGACGGGAGAGATGCACGGCTGCTATACAAACATCGGCCTTGGCCGTGCCCGTGGCGGTCGGTTCGTCCGCGCTGCGCGGCCGCGATTGACCCGCCCGGCCGCCGCAGCCAACGAGGACCGGCGAGACGAGGCCGAGCGGGGCCGCCCCACCGGGCCGCTCCCGGTTCTCGCCATTGGCCGTCACGGTGTGCAGGGGCTCGTCGAGCGAGGAGCCGACGCTGTTCGCCCGGAATTTCGTGACGAAGGGCGTCACAAGACCATGGGCATCGCGCGCGGCGGCGACGGTCTTGAACGGCTCGCCAAGATCCTGCCCTCGGAAGCCGTCGCCGGAATGGTTGCAGGTCACCACAAACGGCTTCGCCGCGTCGATCACGTAGCGCTTCACGCCCCGCGCGATGCGCGCCATCGTCGCGTCTGCCAGCGGCCGGTTGACGCCGACGGCCCGGCCTTCCTCGCGGGGGAGGAAGATCGAATGGCAGGGCAGGGACCAGTCGATGATGCTGGCCGCCGTGCGCCAGGGCAGCTTACGACCGGCGATCACGTCAGGATCGTCCGGCTTGCCATGCGTCGGCTTCGGCCAGACGATCTTTTCGCCGTCGCGCCGGGCGATGACGAAGAGCCGCTTGCGGATCGTCGGCGCGCCATAGTCGCAGGCGCGCAGCTCGCGATGCTCGACCTTGTAGCCGAGCCGCCTCAGCTCTCCGCTCCACCGCTTGAAGTCATGCCCCTTGCGATCCTTGCAGGGTACGCCCTCGGCCGAGATCGGCCCCCAGTCGCGGAACTCCTCGACATTTTCGAGGATGATCACGCGCGGGCGCACTTGTTTGGCCCAGCGCGGCACCACCCAGGCCAGATCGCGGATGTTCCGCTTCACCGGCCTGCCGCCCTTGGCCTTGGAGAAGTGCTTGCAGTCGGGCGAGGCCCAGAGCAGCCCGACAGGGCGCCCCGCCGTCACCGCGACAGGGTCGACCTTCCAGACATTGTGCGGCAGGTGCAGCGTCTCCGGATGGTTCATCCGGTGCAGCGCCAGCGCCTCGGCGTCATGGTTGATGGCGATGTCGGGCGAGCGGCCGAGCGCCATCTCGATGCCGGTGGAAGCCCCGCCGCCGCCGGCGAAGGAATCGACGATCAATTCACGCATAAGTAGGCCTCCCGCTTCGCGCGAGCCGCGCTAAAGTGGGTTGAGGGGGACGACGATGAAGCGAGAAGAGGGCCTTGCCACCGCGCTGTTCGCGGTGGTGATCGGCGCGGCAGTAGCCGCCGCCATAGCAAGCGATGCAGTCGCCCCGCTCTGCGAAGCGGCCAAGATCAAGTCGGCGGCGCCGGAGAAGATCGAATTCGGATGCTTTGAATTCTGGCTGAACCGCTATCAGACAGTGCTTGCCGCTTTCCTGGGTGCCGCGGTCGCCCTGATCGTCGTACGGCCCGTTTTTTTGCAGCTCCGTGAAATGGCGAAGCAAACAGCCGTGAGCGCGAAGACCCTCACGCAGGAATTTGCCGAAGGCATCGACAGCGAAATTGATGCGCTTGCGAAGCTCGACAACACCGTCTTCATAATGAGTCTGGTGCTCTATGATTTTGAGATCGAGGAGATCGACCAAACGACATTTTTTGACTACGCCGACCACCGCGCGCGAATGCAGGAGTTCAGCGCAAATCTCGTCGTACTGCAGAAGAATAGCCGAAGGCTTGTTGGCGGGACCGAGCTGCAAAAGCAACGCAATCTTGCTCTCGCCTGCGCTTTGCAGTTCAGGGGCCGAGCAATGGCCTACGCCCATCAACTGGCCCTGAATCTGGATAGGGCGAAGGAAGATGCCAACCGAAGGCAATGGTTGATCGGGCGACTGAAAGAACCCGGCAAACAGGCCGAGGCCGCAAGGCAAGCGCTCCACGATGAAATGGCGAACCTGCGAAGGCTGCTGGAAGCCCTCAGCCGGGCCAAGTGGGCGTCGGTCCGGACGCACGAAGAAGTTGTGCAGCGCGGAGGGGAATGAGCGCATCAAACCCTCCCACCCATCTGCTCCGCTGCGAAATCATCAAGCTCCGCCGCGACGGGCCGCCCCGTCGGCGCCACGATTTCGGCTTCGGGAAGAAGCTCCGGCGCCTCCGCTCCGAACACATCCCAGCCCGGATAGGCCGCCCGTGCGTTCAGCTCGATCTTCGGCAGGTTCGGGAAATAGCTCTCGATCAGCTCGCGAAAGCGATGCGGCTTTTCGGAATGCCGGCCGACCGGCGCGATGATCAGCGAGGGCCATTGCCTGCCCGGTGCCGGCGCCGGCACGTTGCCGCGTGTGGCGTAGAGCAGGATCTCGCTCTCGTCGGAGAAGATGTAGCCGGGGCCCCGGCCTTCGCCCTCGCGCCGCTTGCCCCAGACGGTGCAGGATTTGTAGGCGAAGCCCCAGGCTTCGACCACGGCCAGCGCCTGCGGCAGCATTGGCCGCGTCGCCCAGAGGAACAACACGCTGTCATGCGCCGCGATCTCGTTGACCGGGCGGGACTTGATCACCTCGAGCGGCGAGGTCGGATAGTGGTTGTCCGCCGCCCGGTCCATGCCGGTGTCACGGGAATAGGGCTCGAAGCGCCATTCCGGATCGGCATAGATCACGCCGTATCGCTTGCCGGCGACGCCGGCCGCGATCAGCTCGGCATTGCCGCCGGCAATCCTCGCACCAAGCTGCTGCTCGCGCTCCTCGCGGCGGACCTTCTTCGCCTCCTGCTTCGCCCGGTGCTGCTCGCTGACGAGCTGATGCAGCGCCGTGACGGGCACCGAGCGCAGCGTCGCCATATGCGCGGCGTTCCGGCCGATCGCCGCCGTGTCCATCTTTGCGACGGTGCCGTGCTTCGTCGTGAAGCTGCGCTCGCTCAAAACGTTATGAGTGAGGCCGCGCATCTTGCCGACGAAGGGCTGCGAGACATGGGCGCGCCGAGCGATCTCGCCATCGCTCCAGCCGGCCCACTCCGGATCGGACAGCAGCAGGATGACGGCCCGGCGCTTGTCTTCGGTCGTGCGCCGCAAGCCATGGGTGGCGTTGGCGCCGCAGGCGAAGAGCACGGCGTCGCGCTGCGTGCCCGTCCTGATATCGGCGGCGATCTCCTCGCAGCCGGCGACGACATGCGCCTCGGTGCGGTGGAAGCCATCGGCCAGCCAGTGGTTCGTGCCATCATGGAAGACGATGACGGGCGGAAAGCCCGCGCCCTCGCGCACGCCGTCGGCATAAGCATCGACAGTTGCCGGGTCGAGCATGGCGCGCGGCTGCGTTCCGCCGTCGCGTCGCAGCTTCGCGATGGCGATCATCTCAGCCATGACGCGGCGCTCCCGTGCGGACCAGCCAGCCGAGCCCGTCGCAGGTGATGCAGGCCGGGCGCGTGCCGTCATCGGTGACGATGCGCCAACCCTGCCCATGGCAGTCCGGGCAGACCGGTGGGCAGAGCGGGCAGCGCCGCTTGCGCCCGTCGCGCTGAACCATGTGGAAGGCAGCACTCTCGCAATGGGGCGATGCGGCGGAAGAAAGAGCCGCCGGCGCGGAATTGGGCCGTGCCGGCGGCAGGTGGCCGGCCGCGTCCGCGACAGCCGGCAGGGGGATTGGGAGGGGGTGGGCGCTCACATCGCGCTCCCGGCCTGAATCTTGGCGTTGATCCGCTCGAAAGCCTCGATCGACTGCTTGAGGTCGGACAGGGCCTTGCCGCAGTTCACCGCATCGGTGGTCGAATAGACCCCGTCATCGACGGCATGCGCGAAGACGCGGGCGACGTCCGCCGCCTCGATCATCACCTGTGCATGGGCCGAGAACGGCGTGCCCAGCGTGGCTTCCGGGGCGCGCGGCGCCGTCCGCTCAAGCCGAAAGCCGAGCAGATCGGCCTCGACGCCGGTCAGGACAGGCGCGCCGCATTCCTTTTCGAGGTCGAGCTTGGCGCGGATGCTGAACATCGCGCCGTCGTCGCGCTGGCAGATGCGGCTGATCTGCTGCTGCGACACGCCGATGATCTCGCCGGCCCGCGCCTGCCCGCCGCAGCGGGAGACGAGATCGGCGGCGCCGGCCTTGAGACGATAGAACGGGGCATCCCGCATCGAAGGAACCTCGGTTGTGAGGCGCCGCGCGATACGCGCTGCGCCGGGACGGGGCAGCGGTTAGGGGTGGCAAGCCGAGACGGCCTCGGCGGCTTTTGAGATCGAAAAAGGTCGTGGAATGTCAGAAGGCCATTCGGCCTCCTCCGGCCAATTGTCGGACAGCCACCGCAGCGCGCTCAGCGAAGTCAGCACCCCGATGTCGCGCCCATCGCGCAGCTGCTTGATGCGACCGCCGCCATTGAAGATCAGCGTCGAGGCGCGAGCCTCGGAGATTCCGCGCGCTGCGCAGTACGCATCCACGACGGTCAGCAGCTGTTCGATTTGGTTCGCCATAGCGGCGATAAATGCGGTTCATTTTCCGCATCTGTCAACGGTTTATTTTCCGCTCACTCGCCTTTTCGCGTGCGGATAGAATTCCGCACATGGGAAAGACCATTGTTGACAGGATTGAGCAGGCGCTTCTGGCAAAGGGGCTGACGCCGCGCGCCGCATCGCTCGCCGCCGGCATGAGCCCGGATGCGATCAGAGGTATCATGCGGAATCCTGATTCTTCGCCGACCGTCGACACAACTCGGAAGCTTGCAGGGGCGCTTTCCGTATCGCCCGAGTGGTTAGCCTACGGAATCGGCGATGGCCCCGGCGCGGCTCCGGAGCTCAGTGTCGTTGGCGTGTACGGATACATCGGCGCCGGGGGATCGATTGACACGTCGAGCGCTCAAGTCGCCCATCATGAGCCGCTCTTTGAGGTTCAGGTGCCGTTTCCGCTGCCTGACGATGCGCTGGCCTTTCAGATTCAAGGCGAGAGCATGTGGCCCAAGTACGATTCGGGCGATGTAATTGTCTGCTCGCGTTTTGCTGATCACCCTGGGGGCGTAATCGGGCATACCGCGGCTGTCGAAACGGCAGAGGGCGCGCGCTATCTGAAGCGTGTTCTTCAAGGGACGAAGCCCGGCTTCTATCATCTCATGAGCTACAACGCCCCGGAGATGATGGATGTCCCGGTCGTATCGTTCAGCGAGGTCATCGCAGCGATCCCTGCAGCGCAGGTCCGCTCGATCGCCAACGAGGCGAGAAGATCGGTGCTGAGGCAGATCAAGTCGGGCAAGGCCCTGCGCAGCTAACCGACAATGAATGCCGCTCCCAGTCATTGCGGTTCCGTCTGCTTGCCGGCTCGCTGCTGGATGGCCTGCCTCCGTCAGTAGTGCGTTTTATTTTCCGCATTCTGTATTGACGCGGTTCATTTTCCGCATCATGTTGCGCCCATCGAAACCCGATGAGGCGTTGCCATGTGCGTTCGTCCCGCCTGCCACATCCCCGCCGCTGACGAATTGTCCCCGCGCGATTACGCCGCCTGGCGCATCGCGCGGCGCAACCTCGCCACCGTTGCGGAGCTTGGCGCGCTCGCGGCCTTTCTAGGCGCCGTCCTCATCTGGTCTTCGGTTCTCTCCGGCGCCTGAAAGGACCAGCCCCATGATCGCCCAGACCGTTGCCCGCCGCCCCGCCGCAGCCCTCCGTTCGGTGCCGGCCCGCATGGCGGATTTCCTCGCCCATCATGCCGCGTCCGCCGGCGGCGTGACCGAGGACGATCTCCTGATCGACTTCACGAAGGAGGAGATCGCCACCCATCTGGAAGCGGCGAAGAAGATCGCGCGCAACGCCGGCAAGGTGCGCCAGTGACGGCGGCGGCGCAGATCGGGGCAGGGCGGCCCTTGCCGCCGCTGACCACGCCGCAGCGTACGGCTTTGCGGCTCATGCGCAGTGGCGCCCTGATCCGCGCCGCCAACGGCGCATGGTACAGCCGCGCCTTTCCGCATCAGCCGGTCAATGACCGCACGGTGCAGGCGCTGGCCGAACGCGGCTTCGCCAGCATCGCCAGCTATCGCGGCCTCTATGACGATGAGCGGCGGTGCGCCGTGCCGACGCCGCTTGGCGAGGCCTTCAATGCCGGGCGCAACTATGCTCCGGCGCCGCCGCCACCGCCCGTCGCGGCGGAGGTTGTGCTGCGCGAGGTTGAGACGGCGCTCGCCGTGCTCGATGCCGAGGCGGAGAAACTGCGCAGCGAGATCCTGCAGGACAGCGCCGCCATCCGCGACGGCCGCCAGGCGCTGGCCCGCGCCGAGGCCAGCCTCGCCGCCGCCGAAAAGCGCCTCGAGCAACGCGAGCACGCCCGCCAGTCGCTGAACGCCCGCCGCACCGAGCTGCTCGCTCTCGTCGCCCATACCTGCGAGCGCATCGGCGCCGTGATGCTGGAGGCGGGACGGTGATCTTTTCCGATCTAAGAGCGGCCAATATCGCCCGCGATAAGGAATGGAACACCGGCAGCGAGCGCGTCTCGCTTTCGTTCCGGGGCAACGAACTCGCTGGCGAGATCGGCGAAGCCTGCAACGTGCTGAAGAAGCTGGAACGCGAACGGATCGGCTTGGTCGGCTCGCGCGCAACGCTTGACGATCTCGCTGAAGAACTGTCCGACGGCATTATCTGCATCGACCTGATCGCTATGGATACGGGGATTGATCTCGGTCCCGCCGTCGAGCGCAAGTTCAACAAGACGTCCGTAGCGCGCGGCCTTGCGACCCGACTGACGACGAGTGCCGCAATCCGAGATGTCGTCGCCGAACGCCATCGCCATGTCGACAAGAAGGGCTGGACCCCTGCGCACGACGATGAGCATGACGCAGGGCAAATGGCGTCCGCCGCCGCAGCCTACACGCTCGCTGCAACTTTTCCCGGCCGCGTCGACCAATGGTTCAAGTCGTTCTGGCCGTGGGAGCGCGCCTGGTGGAAGCCCGGCACTGCCCGGCGAATGCTGGTCAAAGCTGCCGCCCTGCTGATCGCCGAGATCGAGCGCATCGACCGCAGAGATGGGGCGCCCCAATGAGCGGCCCCGGCCTGTTCTACATCGCCGACCTTCGCCCCGAGTGGGTGCGCCGGCCTTGTGTCACGTTCTGGCGCCCTGACTTCGCCGGGTATGCTTATCCGCTGTCGTGGTCAGGCCGCTACGACCTGGCAACAGTGCTTGCGCGCTGGGACTATCTCACGAAGCAGGACAACCGATGGGCCATCCGCTTCCCGATCTCCTGTGAGATCGTCGATGCCATGGCCGTGGCGACGCCCCCGAAGATCGTCGACGGCGACGCCGGCCCGGTGGTCCTCAACACGGCTGCGAACCGCGCGGCGCTGCGCGCCGACCGGTACGTCTGCACCAACCGGGCGGTCGCCCGATGATCTACCCCAGCAATTCCGGAGGCGACATGGACGATCCGGTTCAGGGCGATCAGCTCAAATCCATCGTCGAGCGCATCGAGCGCCTCGAGGAGGAGAAGAAGACGATCGGCGACGACATCAAGGAGGTCTACGCCGAGGCCAAGGGCAACGGCTACAACCCCAAGATCATCCGCCAGGTCGTTCGCCTCCGAAAGATCGACATCGACGAGCGCCGCGAGAACGAAGCCATCCTCGATCTCTACATGCAGGCGGTGGGAGAGGTCGCATGACGACGCCCCTCCCGGTTCATATCGACATGACGCCCGGCCTGCCTGCGCCCGGCGCGCCGGGCCAGTATCTCGGCACCGATGCGACGGGCGCCATGTGGCTGCTGCGCTGGAGCAACCAATATGCCGAATGGCAGGCGCTCGGCTTCGAGCGCGACCTCGGCCCCTCCTTTCCGGTGCTGCGCCGCGGCGCCGACCTCGCAACCCTGATTATCGGCCACGTTCGCGGGCCGGACCCGGCGCCGGAGGCGAAGCCATGCAGATCGGCATAATCGAAGGCGCCACGCGCGTGCTCGGCAAGAGCCAAGGCTATCTCGGCCTGCCGCTGCGCGACGTCGTGATCAACTGCACGGTCGGTGGGCCGGACACGCCGGCCATGGAAACCGCGTGGCTCCCGACCCCGGCCGAGATCGCCGCGATCGTTCAGGGCGCGCCGGTCATCCTGCGCGTGCTCGGCACGCAGCATCCGCCCGTCATGATCGAAGTTGGAAAGGTGCCCGGCCATGGCTAGTCGCTTCAGCTTCGAATCCGACATCGACGCGCACGAGATCATCGGCGCGCTCGCGGGCAATGGCGAAGCCGGCCAGCGCTTCAACGGCAGCCGCCAGCACCCGACGCTCCACGACGAGCGCATGACCGCCCGCTTCGCCCTGCGCTTCCTCGAAAACTGCCCGGATGATGCGTCGGTAATCGACCTCCGCGAGGCGATCCAGTCCGCCTATCCCGGCGTGCTCTCCGGAGGCTGAGATGGGCGATACTTCGATCGAATGGACCGAGCGCAGCTGGAACCCGATCGTCGGCTGCACGATCGTCTCGCCAGGCTGCACGAACTGCTACGCCATGGGCATGGCCGACCGCTTCAAGGACGTCTATCGCGGCCGGAAATGGGCCGGGGCGCCGGCAGAAGCCATGACGAGGCGCGTCAACGGCAAGGCCGTCTGGACCGGGCAGCTGACCCTGGCGCCGGATCACATCCTCATGGAGCCCCTGCGCCGGAGGAAGCCGACCACCTACTTCGTGAACAGCATGGGCGACCTCTTCCACGAGGATACGCCCGAGGAATGGATCGACCGCGTCGTCGCGGTCATGGCCCTGGCCGAGCTGCTGCATCTTTGCCCGCCGGGGGCGGACGGGCGCGACAAGCATATCTTTCAGCTGCTGACGAAGCGCGCCGAGCGCATGCGATCGTATCTCGACCGCCTGCCGAATCGCGACGACATCATTGCTGACGAGGCCGATCGTATCATGGGCGGGAAGCTGCCCGTCGAGCTGCTGGTCGCGGTCAAGCGGTTGGTCCGCATGCCGCTCCCCAACGTCTGGCTCGGCGTCAGCGCCGAGGACCAGAAGCGCGCCGACGAGCGTGTGCCCGAGCTGTTGGCGACGCCGGCGGCGATCCGCTTCGTCAGCGCCGAGCCGCTGCTTGGGCCGATCGATTTCGAGGGCATTCGCTATCCGGATGGTCTCAGGCTCGATGCCCTATCGGGCTTGCATTTCGACAGCGAGGGCGTCGTCGACGGCGTGTATGGCAATCCCGACCATAAGCTCGACTGGATCATCGTCGGCGGCGAAAGCGGGCCGGGCGCCCGGCCGATGCACCCCGCATGGGCGCGCAGCATCCGCGACCAGTGCGCCGCCGCCGGCACGGCGTTCTTCTTCAAGCAATGGGGGGAGTGGTTGCCCGGCGAGGCCAATCGAGGCCAGCTCGACGAGAGGCCACTGTTCGCCTATCGGCGCTGCGATAATCACGGTTACGACTGGCCCGAAATGCATCGGCTGCCAGCGAGCGCTGTCCATAACTTTGGGACGCATCGCGATCCTTGGAGCGGCGACCTAACTTCTCGCCGCGTCGGCAAGAAGGCCGCCGGCCGCCTCCTCGACGGCGCCGAGCACAACGCCATGCCCGAGGCACGGCGATGAAGCAGGAGGATAAGATTCAGATCCGCTTCGTCGATGGCGAGTGCAAGGCCTTCCTGCGCGGTGTCGAGCTGAAGCTTGCCCAGCGCCGGCCGCATCGGCTTCCGCCTCCGATCGACTTCACCTGTGTCGTTTGCCAGGAGCCGCGCGAGGAAGGGCGGCGTAGCGGCGACGGGCCATCGGCAAAGCTCGTCTGCGTTTACTGCGTCAACTATGCGCGGGGCGTCGGCTACAACCTCAATGTCAGCCGCGGCGATCTGTATGTCATGCGCCGCCTCGCCGCGATCACCGATCAGCTCAATCATGAGGCCCGCCATGCGCGCGCGCGATGACACGACGCCGATCTCGGATCGGTTCTCGCTTGAGGATGTGATCGGCGGGCTCGCCACCGACCTGACGGACCTCCGCGCCGGCAAGATCAGCGTGCCCGATGCGATGGCGCGTGCCGAGTTGGCGAAGCAGATCATGAACGGCGTCCGCCTGGTCGTGAACGTCCGCAAAGTGCTCGAAAAGAACGCCAAGCAAATCGGGCAGGGGAACGGCGATGCCTAATCCTGTCCGCCTTCAGCTCTCGCGCCGAAAAGGCTTCGATCTTCAAGCGCTGTCCCAGGCGACCAACGGGCTACCGGCGATCAATGTCGCGCGGCCGTCGCGCTGGGGGAACCCCTTCGTGATCGGCAAGGACGTCGAGACCGCGGCAGAGGCGGTAGACGCCTTCCGTGACCTGACTGCGCCGCATCCTCCGCACATCGTTCCGCTCTACATGGGTCGAGACGACATATTGCGCGATCTGCGCAGCAATAACCTCGCCTGCTGGTGCAAGCCCGGCGCGCCTTGCCATGCCGACGTGCTGCTCGAGCTGGCGAACAGGCCGGTTTGCGAGGAGGTGAGGGGGCCATGAAAGCAGCCTTTGCCGATGATGACGCGATCACGTTGGAAACCGCCGCGATGGTGGCCTTTCCCGACGGGAGCATGACGGTGCGCACCTTGCGGGCAGAGCGGGATCGCGGACGACTTGACACATGGATCACCGGCAGGCGCGAATACACCACGCTCGCCGCCGTCAGGAGGATGATCGAAGCATGCCGCGCCGCCCAAAGGGACCGCGCCTCTATGTCCGCGAACGCCAGGGCCGCGAGCCGGCCTGGGTCATCCTCGATCGAGGCGTTGAAACCAGTACCGGGTTCGGCCTTGCGCAGCGTGCAGAGGCTGAAGCAGCGCTTGAAGACTACCTCGGCCGAAAGCGGCTCACGACGCTCCGCGCCTGTGATCCCTCTCAGGTAACGATCGACGAGATCCTCGGCTTCTATACCGATGGCCGGGGCGAGGAGCTCGCCCGCGCCGACATGGTCGCCGGAATCGTCCCACTGTTGATGGCTCACGCCGGGACCGATAGCTGCGCCGCGATCAACGGCGACTGGTGCCGCGCATATATAAAGAAGAGAACAACCGGCAAGATCGCCCCGGCGCCGCGCCCCGGCCGCAAGCCGAAGTTGCCGAAGGCATCCTCCGTTCGCCGCGACCTTGAGCACCTGTCGGCGGCACTGGGCTACGCCGTCAAGGAAGGCATTCTCGCCTATGCGCCGAAGATCACCTATCCCAAGGCGCCGAAGGCCCGCGAGCGTTTCCTGACGCGGGACGAGGCGGCTAGCCTGCTCTGGACCTGCTGGCGCTACAAGCAGCGCGGCCCGAAGAATCAGGTGCTCTATCCGCTGCGGCATCTCTGCCGCTTCATTCTGATGGGCATCTACACCGGCACGCGGTCGAGCGCGATCCTGTCGGCGAGCTTCACGGCAGCGGCCGATCGCTCCTTCATCGATCTGCATTCCGGCGTGTTCTATCGCCTCGCGGAGGGCAGGGCGGAGACAAAGAAGCGGCAGCCGCCGATCGGCCTTCCCGACCGCATGCTCGCCCATCTGCGCCGCTGGCAACCGAAGTCGAACAGCGGCTGGCTGGTCACCTTCCACGGCGAGCCTGTCGCCTCGGTGACCAAGGGCTTCGGCCGCGCCGTGCAGCTTGCCGGGCTCGGCGAATGGGTCGAGGGCAAGGACGGCGCGCGGGAATGGAAGACCGATGTCAGCCCGCACGTGCTGCGCCACACCTTCATGACCTGGGTACTGACGGCCGGGCTCGATCTGCACACGGCGGCGAAGATCGCCGGCATGTCGGCGAAGACGGCGGATCGCGTCTACGGCCACCTAGATACGAGCCGCCGCGACGGCCTCAACCAGGCGTTTCGGGCCGGCAATCGTGGGCATAACATGGGCGCAAAGAGAACATCGGCGGCCCGCTCGGCCTGA